TATCAGGTTTAACAGCGGCTACAATATTATTAGATAAGTAGGAGGCTATATGGCTAACACTACTTCAGGTACAACTACTTTTGAAAAAGGTTTTTCTATAGCAGACATTGTAGAAGAAGCTTATGAGAGAATAGGTATTCAAGGAGTATCTGGTTATCAATTAAAAGGAGCAAGACGTTCTTTAAACATTATGTTTCAAGAATGGGCCAATCGTGGATTACATTACTGGGAAGTTGCTAACAACTCACTTACCTTAGTTCAAGGTCAATCAGTATATACTATGTATCGTTCTACATCCGATGGAACATCTAGTGCAACCGCAGTGTATGGAGTAGATGATATTTTAGAAGCATCTTATCGAAATGCTTCTAATGTAGATTATCCTTTGACTAAAGTTAATAGATCCACTTATCAATCTTATTCTAATAAAACAGCTCAAGGCACACCTACTAATTATTTTGTACAAAGATTTATTGATAAAATAACGGTTACTTTGTACCTCGTTCCTGGTGCCTCAGAAGCTGGAAACACAATTAATTATTATTACGTTAAACGAATTCAAGATGCAGGAGACTACACTAATGATGTAGATGTTCCTTATCGATTTGTTCCTTGTATGTTAGCTGGATTAGCTTATTATTTATCCATTAAATTTTCACCGGAAAGAATTCAAGCATTAAAATTATTATATGAAGATGAATTAGCAAGAGCATTACAAGAAGATGGGTCTTCTTCTAGTTCATTTATAACCCCGCAAACATATTATCCAAATGTCTAATTTATCTAAAGGAAAATATGCAATGTTTATTTCAGATCGTTCTGGAATGGCTTTTCCTTATAGTGAAATGGTAACGGAATGGAATGGTGCTAGAGTACATACATCGGAATATGAACCTAAACAACCACAACTAAATCCAAAACCACATGGGGGAGATGCACAAGGTTTACCACAAGCAAGACCGGATCGTGTAGAACCTGCAACTCCTAATTTATTACCAAGTAATCCTTTTACTATTACAGCGGGATCACAAACAATCACAGTAACCGAACCTTCTCATGGTAGAACTACTGGAGATACGGTGGTATTTAGAAACGTAGATGGAAGTCCAGGTGGATTAAATTATTCAGTATTTGAAAATGCATCAGGATTTAGTATAACAGTTACAAGTACAGATAAATATACTTTTACATTAGGAACTAATCCTACCGTAACTGAAAACGCAGGAGGAATGACGGTAACGGCTGGTCCCGTTACACTAACACCATAATATGAGCTACACTTTTTCTAATTTAAAAACAGACATAAGAAATTATACAGAAGTAGATAGTTCTGTATTAAGCGATTCAGTATTAACTACTATTGTTAAAAACGCTGAAAATAAAATTTATAGAGAAGTAGATGCAGATGATAATCGTTTTTATGCTACTTCTAATCTTCAAGCAGGAAATAGATATGTAACCATTCCATCGGATCTTAGAATTATTCGTTATGCACAACTAACCGATGCTAGTGGAGATCAAACTTATTTAGAAAAAAGAGACACTTCTTTTATGGCAGAGTATTACAATACTCCTAGCACTCAATCCGGATTACCTAAATACTATGCTAATTGGGATGCAAACTACTGGGTAGTAGCTCCTACACCGGATAGTACTTATTTAATCACTTTAGCTTATGTAAAACAACCTACTTCTATCACTACTTCTGACTCTGCTACGACTTATGTCAGTAATAAATATCAAGATTTACTTTTGTATGCTTCTCTGGTAGAAGCATATGGATACTTGAAAGGTCCTGCAGATATGTTACAATATTATTCGCAGACTTATGATAGAGCAATGGCTTCGTATTCTATTGAACAACAAGGTAGAAGACGCAGAGACGAATATCAAGATGGTGCTATTCGTACTCCTATAAAATCTGAATCACCATCTAAATTTTAAGGAGAAAACTAAATGGCAAACATAGTACCTGACTCTTTTAAAACAGATCTACTTGGTGGAGTGTTTGATTTTGATTCTGGTGGATCAACTTTCAAATTAGCACTTTATACATCATTAGGTGGTTTTAGTACGGCTACTACTGCTTATACAACTACTAACGAAGTATCTTCGTCTGGTACCAACTATACAGCAGGTGGTAATACTTTAACTAATAATGGTGTAGCAATATCAAGTAACATTGCATACGTTGACTTCGCAGATTTGACTTTCTCTTCTGTGACATTGTCTGCAGTAGGAGCTCTGATTTATAAAGGAACATCTAATGAAGCGGTATTGGTTTTAGATTTTGGCGGCACAAAAACTGCAACTAGCGGAGATTTCGTTATTCAGTTTCCAACTGCTGATTCATCTAATGCAATCATTAGACTTGGCGACGCATAATAGTTATAAGGAGTAGAAATGGCTTTTGTACTTAACGATAGAGTTAAAGAAACTAGCACAACTACTGGAACAGGAACATTTTCACTAGCTGGTGCCGAAACTGGTTTTGAAAGTTTTGTTTCAGGGGTAGGAAATGCTAATGTAACTTATTACGCAATTTCAAATGATGGAACATCAGAATTTGAAGTTGGTATAGGTACGGTTACATCTGGTTCTCCAGACACTTTATCTAGAGACACAATTATTTCTTCTTCTAACTCAGATGCTTTAGTTAATTTTTCCGCAGGTACGAAAACAGTATTTTGTACATTGCCTGCATCAAGAACACCTTCTGCAGGAATGACAGCACAAACTTTTGTTAATACTCACAATTCAACTTTATCTGATGATCAAACATTGGTATCAGGAGTATTAGCAGGACCAGTTAGTATCACAGGAACACAAACCGTAACAGGAACATTGGTAATTATATAATGAGTAAAATTGAAGTCGATGCAATAGTCCCACAATCTGGAACCACATTAACGGTTGGAGAATCTGGTGACACGATTACTATACCTTCAGGTGCAACGTTTGACGCATCTAATGCAACAACTACTTTACCTTCTACTGTAGTTACTACAACTGGATCACAAACTTTAACAAATAAAACTATTGATGTTTCTCAATTATCTGGCACTGTTGCAACTTCTAATTTAGGAACTGGTACAGCGGACGCTACAACTTTTTTAAGAGGAGATCAAACTTATGCTTCAGCAACTCCAGCTGCTGATTCAATTACAACAACTCAATTAGCATATAATCCTAATTCATTCAGAAACATCATCATCAATGGTGATATGAGTATTGCTCAAAGAGCAACTTCTGTATCTGGGATTACAGGAAATGGTTATTTCACATTAGATAGATTTAATACTCCATTATCTTCACTTGGAACTTGGACACAATCACAATCTACTGATGTACCTAGTGGTCAAGGTTTTGCAAGATCTTTTAAAATAGAATGTACTACTGCTAATGCCTCACCATCATCTGGAGCTTATTTTTTGTTTAGACAATCTTTTGAAGGTCAAAATTTACAATATTTAAAAAAAGGAACTGCAAATGCCGAAAGTTTAACAGCTTCATTTTGGGTTAAATCAAATAAAACTGGAACATATATATTAGAACTTGAAGATGCTGATAATATTAGAAGTATATCTAAATCTTATACTATTAATAGTGCAGATACTTGGGAAAAGAAAACAATTACTTTTGCTGGAGATACAACAGGAACTTTAGATAATGATAATGCTAATAGTTTTCATTTTACTTTTTGGTTAGGTGCTGGAACAGATTATACATCAGGAACTTTAGCAACATCTTGGGGTTCAGTTACAAGTGCAAACAGAGCCGTAGGAAATGTAAACCTAGCAGACAGTACATCTAACTACCTCAACATCACAGGCGTACAATTAGAAGCTGGAACAACTGCAAGTGATTTTGAGTTCTTGCCTTATGATGTGAATAAAACTAGATGTAAAAGATATTTTCAAAAAACTATGGTAGCTTATATGATAGGTGGTTGGACTGGATTGCATTGGTCAGGAAGTGCACATATAGGTCAATTTCCTATTGAAACAGAATTGAGAACCAATGCTACTGTAGCTTATGGCAGTACTTTTGCAGTTTTAGGTGGCGGTGGTGTTTCTAGTGGTTATACTGTATCAGGTGGTACACAAACCTCTTATGGCATGGTTACATTAACTTTAAGCGGAACACAAAGAGCTTCTTCAGAAACTCTTACTTTTTACTCTGATGATAGTAACACATTTATTTCTTTTGATGCGGAGTTATAATTATGAATAAATTTAAAACAGTAGAACTTTTATATATTGCACAAACAAGAGGTGGAACAGATTATGTTCCTTATAATTACAAAATTACTTATGAGGACGATAGTGTTAATTGTGTACCTTTAGAACCAGCAAACAGACACTACCAAGCAATACAAGAATGGATTGCTGAAGGAAACACAGTAATAGATAACGGAGCAGGGCAATAATGAGTGAAGTAAAAGTAAATAAGATTAGTCCACGAACAGGAACCACATTTACCCTTGGCGATGCGGGAGACACGATTAGTACTGCAGGAACTAT